TAGCAAATCTAACCGGTTAATATCGGCTAGAGAAACAAAGGGGTCCCAATTGGGACCCCTTTCTAGTTAGATTGTCATATAAAATTTCAATGACCCTGCATTGAAATATCTATTAAAGCCATTGTCAAACATATTTTGATACTCGGTTTTAGTTTCATCGTATCCTTTACCCAAAAGCTTTTCTAATTTGTGCTTCATTGCTTGTTGTCTAGAATAAACAAGCTTCCCCTTAAAGTAGTAATAATTTGGTGGTGTGATCCCAATCATATCAAATCCAGTTTTGTAGTATAAATCACCATTACTATAGTCTAGATTAGCAAAAGTAGTAATACCATCAAACTCGTGCCGATGGTTATTCAAAAAGACCTTTAGTAATTTACTAAAGCCGCCAATCACATTACATGAAGTAGCATATCGTTCTAGCATCACGCCGGATTTATATTTTCTGAATCCTAGGCAAGCCACCAACTCATTTTTATGATATAAGCCATATGATATAGAGCAAGATTTGTAACCCTGTATATGGTTTTCATCATAAAATTCTTTTACTTCCAAAATATCAATAGGCACACCAATAGAACATGATCTTGCATATATTCTATCTCGTCTCGATTTGCCACATTTTCTGAGAATTTTTTCTTTTATTTGGTCATTTGTTCTAAAGTTTTCCCACTGATGCTCATAGATATGAATAAGATCTATGCTTTGATCCTTACACGCCAATGCTTTTTCTTGATGTGCAAACTTTCCCTTTACCTTTTCCCTATGATGATACAATCCATTATATTCTATAGCTAGATTATGTTTAGGAATGTAAATATCAAGTTCTTTTGGGGAAATAATTTTTCTTGTGTTGTGTATGTACTCAATTCCATGGTATTCTAAAAATGAACATATATCCCGTTCGGCCGCTGATCTGGTATGGGATCTATTAACTTCTATGTCATTATTAGTCAAAGCTTTCATTACATAAGAAGCAGAAACTCCAAGAGTTTTTCCTATTTCTCCGCAAGTAAGATGTTTATTCTTTTCATAGAATTTTTCTAATTCAATTCTATTAGACAACAGATCAAGTGTAGATTGGGGAATATGTCTTAGCTTGTGGTGAATTTGGTCTTCATCCGATTTTGATAGTTCTTCATCTATAATAGCATTAGCTACTGACATCTGATAGAAAATGCTTGACTTGAAGTATTTTGACCCGAACTTTTGTTTCTTTGTGTGGTCTGCCTTAGCTTTTACTTCTTTATTGTGTGCCAATGGATTATTTGTGCCGTATTTTGATAAATATGTAGCTTCTTTCTTTTGAATAACATCTGGCCGAATTATATGATGTGATACCCCATATTCTTCAAGTATATTGGCACTTTGTTCTTTTCTCCATTCTTCTCGTTTTGTCCAATGTTGCCCATCCGGCTGACTATCTACAAGTCTTTCATTCCAATCATCAAACTGAGTATGGTGTCTTACTCCGTGTTTCTTTTCATAATCATCGCCACGCTTCTTTTGCCAGTCTGGATCTTGTGTATGGTGTTTGTATGAAGGGTCTTTTTTGGCAATCTCGGATGATAACTTGATTGAGCATGCGTTTGAACAAACACAGTTAAGTTTACCGGATGCATATGGGCCTTCATAATCACCCCGTTGACTTAGAATTTCTACGGTCGAATTGCAAATTTTGCATAACGGTAATTCATAGACATCATTGGTGATACAATATAGTCTAGTAGATAGCTTATCTATCTTTCTGTGCCCATCTATAAACTTAGTGACATCCAAGATGCTCTGCTTAAGCCCCTTATTAACTTTACGATTAAAGAACTTATGGTCCGGGTACCCATTCTCTTCAAGATACCGTTTCAAATCTTCTCTAGTCATAATATAATCCCCCTAGATCTAAATTCATACTAAACCACTAGGATCCATTTGTCAACTCCATGATCCCGCTTCCATTTAGCATGTTCATCGTCACTCTAGTCAACTCACAGTAATCTCGATAGTCTTCATCATTCAACTCAAACGGTCGATTCCCTATCGTTTTTAGATCGTAAACCCCTTCCTTCTCATCATAAGTCAAAGTAGCAAGTACATACTTGTTAGTTTGAGTGTCTATCGCAATAGACAAATGCGCCGATGATTTGTAGCCCTCCCCAATAAAATATGCGCGTTTTAAAATCAGATTACCCAGCTTGATATATAAAGTAAAATCATCTCGGATCATATTATAGACTCGCGACTGCCACTATGCTATTAATCTTTGCCCGACACTTCAAGAGAGTTTCAACGACATTATTATCCATCTCTAGATACTCTTTAATATTCTCAAGGCTGCATACATCAAAGATTATATCAAAAGTAGATCCTTCCAAGCGCACACCCATATAGTTTCTAACTGTTCTGTCTATATTATAGATACTCTGCACATTAATGAGCCCGGCATTTCGATAGACGTTTCCCATGGCCCCTGTTGGGGTGACTACTAGTATAGATCGTTCATGATTATGCTTTTGGAAATACTCAATGATAGCTGATGTATGACCAGACTGACGACCTAGGTTAAATGAAACTAAACCAATCTCAGACAGTGGGGCATATGAGTTTTTAGATCTATTGAGTTGTGCATTGGATACTTCTACCATTTCTTCTAGAAGTTCTAGGGTTTCAAACTTCACTTCGGTCTTAACTAGCTTCATAGTGTACTACCCCCACAGACAAGCCCTTCTTCTTAGCTGTATCAATCATATTCTTTGTGCCTCTGGATTTACCATCCCAGAATGCAAGTAAATGAGTTCCATGCTCTGCCATTTCGGCATTGCGGATAGGTCCAGCGGCTCGACCATGCTTTTTCCAATCGGCAGGGAACTGTTTGTGAGGAATAGAAAGAGCTAGGGCATAAGCATAGCCAAAGTAATCTGCCCCTTTAGCACCACCTTCGATAATGGTGACATTATCTGGACCACCCAATTCAGTCACTTTAAGATCAATACTATCGAATGCTAGAGTTGGATCATTAAAATCTCTACCGCCTGCTACAATGAGATAATTCATGCCATGAACTCCCTCTTATATCTAGCCATTAGTTCTAGTCGATCTTTAATATAACTCTCATCCACAGAAAGAGCATCTGAAATATCTTTGATAACCAAATCACAAATTGAATCGGCAAATTCGTTCAGATCAGACTTTTTAGAATTAGTGTCAAGAATAAACTTTAAGCTTGTCCCACCGGGAGTATATCGGTAGGTACGCTTAATGCCTTCATGATAACTAATTGTGGTATTATCTACCTCCTCGATTGGATCAACTGCAATGGGAAGACTTTCACTGGAAAACCATCTTACATATTGGCTTTCTGGATTTCCATTAAACTTAGCTATAGTTACAATGTACATATTAACTCCACTAGTATATCACCATGACAAGGCTCCGGTTTACAAAAACAACCTAGTCTTTTATCTTTAAGATAAAGAAGATCTTTTTCTGTTAATTCCCCTAAGAACATTGATGCATGAAGCCATTGTCTGTATTTCTCTAAAACTTCTTCTCTTGTGCCATCCTTTCCTATCTTATATGGATTTCCGTATATACTTCCTCTGCCTATATAAACATCATATGGATCATACTTAAGATTTACTACTTTAGTGGCCATAATTACCACCGCTTAGTTGAAATGACTTGGACCTTATCATATTCAAGTCGTGGATATCGGCGCTCATAGTACTTGATTGAATTGGTTGGATAAGTTCCGTATAACTCCATACAATGTTCTTCTTCATTGAATGAAGCTACAAACTTATCACCCTTCCAAACAATATAGCCATCTAGAGTCTCTTCCTGGATAGGTTCACCTGGAAGCTCCATACCAAGGAGAAGTGCGTGACAACCCACAACAGACGGACTAAAATATTCAAAAACTACCATTACATCACCTTTTTCATTCGAGTTAAGAAACTTTCTAGAGAACGGGCATAAACATCATTAGAATCTAGTGCCCTATAACAAACAGTCGGTTCCCATCCCGGTTTAGTTGCAGTGGTATTGGCAACAGCCACAATCATATACATCTTACCAGAATGATGCTGCCAGATTTGGTCTACTTGAACTAGTTTCATAGAATCAGGACCCATTCGTGAAGCGTCTCCAATCAATAATGCTTCTTATGTGGAAGCCGCGGTTGCCGAGTTCTTTCATAGTTTTCTCAATGTAGTCAACAAGTGCTTTTTGCACTGTAACAACATCATTCACCAATGTCAATTTGTCATCTGCACTAAGATACTTATCAAGATCTGTTTTCAGAATCTTTTCATGGACAATACCATTCTCGGCATAATACTTATCAGTTTGTTTACCTTGGTAGTATTTCCATCGCTCAAGTTTCGTTTTCTCCTTGAAACCATACAGATCTTTTAGAATGATAGTTTCATCGGTAAATTTTGATAGCCATTTTCCATGGAGCTTGGAAATAGCAAGTAAAGCAGTGTCTAGATCAAATTCATCAATTTCAAGATCCTTTTCTGCCTCCTTTTTGACAGCATCCAGATTAGCTTGGATGCCTTCTTTTAGATCCTCGAGCTGTTGTTTAACATCAGCCGATATATTGCTCATCTATCATTTCTCCGTTGGGAAGAATAACTTTGAATGTATTGAATTGGAAGACAACGCTAGTAGTGATAACATTAGATCCCGTATCATTAGACGCTAAGCTTATCCCAGTCACTTCAGTGGGGAATGCATCACCATAGACAAATTGAGTACTAGGTTGGTTTTGGCTAGTCAATGCCGTGAGAGTACAAGTTTTGGTCTGAGTAAGGTGAGCATCATTGGTATTCTTACAAAGCATTAGCCATTTAAACATCTCCACCCACTCACTATAATCCTCAGAGACGATAATGTCAATAGTCAATGGACCATTTTCTACTTTGTTTGTTGGAATCTTTAGATCTTTTGCTCCGGTCATGAAAGGAGCAAAGCCCATAGTCAAGTCATTGATATTTGATGATTGGACGGCATAAGTGACTTGGCGGTTAGCACCAACCGTGAATAGAAAGTTAGTTGATCTTGCTTCATTCAGATGTGAATTAGACATGATAGTTCCTCTTATATGTTAAATAGATATGTACAGATTTATTTAGAGTATTCTACCATGAAAACATTTAGAGAATTTCTTTCGGAAGAACAGATTGCCCAATCCGGTTTTGGTCTCCCTAGATCACAAATGCCACAAGTAAAAGATCTTAATCATTTTGTCAACTATCTTGAGCAACTTGGTATATCGTATATTGAGTCCACTGGTGATCTATCTGCTTTTAAGCCAACACAAGCCGAGTTCAATAAGTGGAAGGTCAACAATATTAAGATGGATTGGCGGAAGAAACCAGAGTCAGTATCTACTACAAAATCGGTTTTGGTATCAGAAGATGGCTTTGTGCTTGATGGTCATCATAGGTACTTTGCAGCCATTCAAGCTAATGAAGACATAAACTATATAAAGGTTGATCTTCCCATCAATAAACTATTCAAATTAGTTCAAGACTATATGGAAGCTTATGGCTGATATAACAATTGTTAAACTTAATCAGACATACATGAAGGTTATGTGTTCTGAAATCTATATGGAATTAGATATTCAGGATAGATTTTCATTTAAGGTGGCCGATGCCAAGTATGATCCCAGAGTCAGGAAAGGGCATTGGGACGGTATCAAGCGTCTTTATAATAGACAAACCAAAAAGCTCTATATTGGTCTTTTGTATGAACTTATCAAGCTGATGGATAAGAAGGATTGGACTTATAGTATTGATCCCGAACTTCTTCCTAGTGATGAGCAATTAGACGATGATGACATACAAGGTCTGGTAGAATTCATTCGGCCCCATGACAATGGTCAACCCATTGAGCCTTATGATTATCAGCTTGAAGCCGTGAAATATATGCTGAATATGGATAGATCCGTTTCACTTGCAGCAACGTCTGCAGGTAAGTCACTAATGTTATACTTAGCCGCTCGTAGCTACCAGCTAATGGATGAACTGCATGGTAGGTATATATTCATCACGGTCCCCTCTATTTCCCTCGTAGAACAGCTCTACAACGATTTCCAAAACTATTCTACATTCGACGGATCGGAATGGCATGTGAACCAACATTGTCAACGAGTCTCAAGCAAATATCCAAAGAACTTGTCTAAGCAAATCATCATTACTACTTGGCAATCTATGGCCAAACTTCCATATGATGAGTTTGAGAATATTGGTGCTATCTTTATTGATGAAACACATACCGCTAAGGGAAATGTGCTAACGAAACTTATTGAGCAAGCTACAAACACACCTATTAAACATGGACTCACCGGAACACTAGATGGTTGCGAAGTTAATGAGTTAGTCATCCAAGGTTTACTTGGTCCAGCTAAGAGGATCGTGACCGCCAATGATATTATTGAGAAAGGTCGGGCTAGTCCGGTAGATGTTTCTATGGTTCTACTTGAACATGGGCCAAAAGATAGACAAGAACTATTTGACTTGAGATCCAATCTCAGGGGTTCAATGAAGTATCAAGCCGAAGTTGAGTTTATTAATGCTATGAAGCATAGACGAGACTTTAATCTTTGGTATGATAGATTCTCTAGAAGGCAATACACTTGTTCTATTTGATCGGGTGGAAGGTTACGGGAAGGAACTTTATGAGAGTTACTTGGCATCTAATCCAGATCGAACATTCTTGATCACTGGCGATGTAGATAGTTCGGAACGCGAGACTATTAGAACTTCGATGGATGATCATGACAATGCTGTTATCTGGGCTAGCTACGGGACAATGTCGACGGGAATTAGCATTAGACGTCTTCATAATCTAGTTCTTGTCTCTAGTTCTAAATCAAAGATTAGAGTTCTGCAATCCATTGGTCGTTTGATGAGGCTTCATGCCACCAAAGACAAGGCTCAGATTCTTGATATTGTAGATGACCTGACTTGGAATAAGAATCCAAACTATACTATGAAGCATGCCGTTGAGCGTCTCGAGTACTATAAGACAGAGAAGTTCCCAGTCAACTTCATGCGAATACCTATGGTCTAAACTGCTGTCTAAGCCATTCTAGAGGGTCACCTGAATATTCATATTCTTAAGCTCTTCAAGACGCTCAAGCGATGGCTTAGAATGGCTCTTGTACATAACCGCCAGGTCGTCTACACGTTCATTGTAGTGATGGCCCGCGTGGCCTTTTACCCATCGGTATTCAATAGTATTTTTTCGTTTTCTTAGTTCAAAAATTAGTTTGGCTAAATCTGACCAAAGATCAAGATTCTTTTTCTTTCTCCAAGTCCCAGAAGCACACTGTACACACCATTGACTATCAGACCAAACTTTGATAGATTCATTCTTGACTTTAAGATTAACTAGAACTTTAAGTCCATCTAAAATAGCAGATAGTTCCATTCTATTATTAGTTACAGGTTGATCTAAATTTGGTTCAAACCCAAGTCCACCTTCAAGTTCAATACCATCCCAAACTATAAGCCAACCACACCCCCCATAAGACCATGGTTGTCCATTTAAACTATTAGCTCCATCAGTATAAAGTTCAATCATATTAATCTATTCCCTCGGTCGGTATAAAACCTTATTATATACTAAGAATAATATAAGTCAACCAAAAATTTTATTTGACCTTAGATTAGACTTATGGTAAAATAAGACTTTTAACTAATTGACTAACCTAGACTAATTATATGACTAAAACTAAACATGATATCTTTTTAACTATGGCTAAAGAATATAGTAATTTTAGTAAGTGTACTTTCACTAAAGTTGGAGCTATAGCTATTAATGAGAATGATAGAATTGTGGCAACCGGTGTCAATGGAACTATACCAGGTGAAGAGAATTGCTGTGATCATCACTTTGGAACCAGAGAAGATCATGTTCAGTATACTTTAGAGAACGAAATTCATGCCGAGGAGAACGTAATTTTAGAATTGGCTGTCAGTTCTGTAACTTATAAAGTATTATCTATCTATGTAACTTTGTCCCCATGTGAAGTTTGTTTGAAGCATCTTCTTGGGTTGACACGTAGATCTAACCACAATAAAATACAAATAGACATGATTGTGTTTGGTCAAAAGTACCATAGGACAACTGATGAACAACTTTTGGCCATGAAACAGAAAGCACTTCGTGTTGGTACTAAACTACTTTCTATTGAAGAAGCTAACAAGTTGGAGCAAGAACAATGAGCTTTAATCGTCGTACCCAAGACTCTAAAAAGGGTAAAGTCAATAATCTTGTAGCAAAGAATGACCACAATGTTGGTGGGTTTCATGGCAAAACTAAAAAGCACAACGTGCCAACTTTAAGCAGACACTGAATCAGTATGATATGGAAGATCTTCTTTATGGTGAGTTTGATGATTATGAAACAGAAGATTACCAATAGAAATAGTTTTTAGAATCAACACGTTAGAAACGATAGAAAATAGTAATGGTTTGACCAAACCACAGAAAATCACGACTATAAGTTATTGATTTTCAAACCATAAATTTTGCAAATTCAAGGAAATTGACTTTTATGTCATCTACCACTATTACTCAAGCCAGAGTGACAAAGAAAAAGCACCATGTGAATCTTTCTAGGACTATTCCTGAAGTTTTTGATGTCGTGTCTGCAGCCGAATCCAAAGAAGAAAAGATTGGATTACTTAAAGCTTATGACACAAAGGGACTTCGGTACATTATCAATGGTCTTTACAATGTTGATTGGTCGGAGTTAAAAGTTCCCAAATACAAGCCCAGTAATCGACCACCCGAAGTAGCTGATTCTAATATTCTGAAATGCATTCCTCGGATTGAAGCCGCTTATCAAAACCGAGTACGAAAGCCCGATGTAGCCAAGCGTGCCATTCTGAATGTACTTGAATCTGTATCATCCCGTGAAGCAGAACTTCTTGTCAACATGATGGCCGGGAGGAAAATTGATGGCATTTCAAAAGCTATCTTTAAAGCCGCATATCCCGAGTTTTTTCGTATGGAAACACAAGAAGAAGAATCTTCAGACTAAACTTGATCATAAAAAGAAAAGGTTGAAAAAGCTTTATGCCAATGTACGATTATCAGTGTGCATCATGTGGGCACAGCTTCTCGATGAGGCGGAAGGTAAGTGAACGGAAAGATCCCGAATCAGAGGAATGTCCGGGTTGTACTATTCGGGGCTTCATAAGTCTTGTTATTGGAACCCCACTTGTTAGCTATTCAACTAATCCAGGGATCAAGACAACGGATAACTTTAACTCACGTCTACAGGAAATTGCCAAGACCAAAGGCAAGGATCATACTATCCATACCAGACGTGGAGAAATCTAATGCTTGATTATCAAGAAACACCAGACTGGAATAAACTATCAGAATTGACAGCTATTCGATACAGACTATTTGCATCAGAACGATGGCTTGATCTAGTCCGCACCATGTATAATGAAATAGTAATGGTTCCCGATCGAGATAATGAAGAGCTTGTCTCGGTGTTTCTTGACATGGTAGATACTAATGCCATGCTCAAATTGATGTTTACTACTTGGCTTGAGGGCTTTACAGAACGCCACGACGGACCAGTAACACACAATGAAATTCTTCAATTTGTTTCATATCTTGGTATCTGCGAAGAGCGTCATGTTGGTCGCCTCAAAGCAGAAGGACTTCGTGACTGATATGACTTGATAAATATGTTGTGTGGGTAGAGGTGTTAGCTTCTACCTAACTACAATCATATAAGGAAACGATCTATGGCAAAGGCGAAACGCAAGCTTGAACTCATTGGAACTTCCGAAGAACACAAAGCTTTCGCAGGCAAAGATTTCAGTCCCCATCATCTCGTGACTCTCCAACCAAAAACCACCCCTCAAGAACAATTCATCCAGTCTTATTATGAACAGATCCCAATGATCTTCCAAGTTGGATCTGCTGGTACAGGCAAAACTGCTCTAGCACTATACTGTGCACTCTCCGAAGTTCTAGACAAAGGGACTGTATACGATAAGATTATCATCATTCGCTCAGCAGTCCAGGCACGTGATATTGGTTTTTTGAAAGGAACCGAAGAAGAAAAGAACGAGGTTTACGAAGCACCCTATAAAGCACTGTGTGATGAGCTTTTGGCTTTCAAGTCAAATAACTATGATAACTTGAAAGCCAAACATCTTCTTGAATTCCACAACACTTCATTTCTTCGTGGTATGACTTTTGATAATGCTATTATTATAGCAGATGAATTCCAGAGTATGACTTATCATGAATTGGCTACTATTTGTACACGGGTAGGCATCAATTCTCGTATCTTGTTCTGTGGTGACTTTAAGCAATCTGATCTTCATAAACGGGGTGACAAATCGGGGTTTCATCAATTGATGGCTGTTATTGATAGAATGCCTTCCGAGATGGTTGATACTGTACGATATATGCCACAAGATATTATCCGTTCTGGTATTGTCAAAGAGTTTCTTATTGCAGAAGAATCTTTGGATTAAATCAGAGACTTTGTGATATAATGCCCTTCTACAACGAGGGGCATTTTTAGTTGGAGTATACATGATAAAGCTTAAAACATTCCCATGGGCTGACCTAGTATTTGATGACATTGAGACTATAGAGTCTACTGGACCAGGAGTTCCTAGAATCTATAAGACTCCCGATGGCCATTTCCCATCTATGACTTCTGTTCTATCTGCTTTGAAAGATGAAGTCGATGGTCTTCAAACATGGCGAGACCGAATTGGCCACAAGGAAGCAGACAAAATCACCAAGGAAGCAGGGGCCAGAGGAAATGCTCTTCATGACTATAACGAGTTGTATCTACAAAACAAGCTCAAACGGTCAGATCTAAAGGGCCAAGCAAGAACTCTCTTCAATAGAGTCAAGCCATACTTGGACGAAATAGAACTTGTTATAGCAACCGAAGTTGCACTTTGGAGCAAAAAACATCAGTATGCCGGTCGGGTTGACTGTATGGGCATGCTACATGACAAGATTATGACTATTGACCACAAGAACTCAAGAAATCCAATGAATCTGAACTTGGCGTGGAATCGTCAAAAGATCTTCAAGTATATGTTACAGTGTACTGGATACAGTATAGCATTCAATGAGATGACGGGCATCATGCCATCACATGGTTGCCTGATAGTCGGAAACCATTTGACATCTACTTCCGATAGGTTTATTTTTGAACTTGATGAACTGGTACCCGAACTAGAGCTTGTGGTCGGTGCATACCACGGGACTAGGGATCAAAAGGATTGTATCTACCATGATGACAAACGGTTGAGTAGGATTTTATCTACCATGATGACAAACGGTTGAGTCACGAAGTTAAAACTTCTAAACGTTTCACAGAGGTTGCTAGATGAGCATCAATCTTCTCACCTAGTCTTACTTCCTCTCCACGTTTGTAATCGACCAACTCGGCCGATACTTCATTCAAGGGTTGTCCAGTTAGATCTGAATAGCCCTTGAATAGAATGTTTTTAGCGGCATTGAAATCACGATCATGATGAACCCCACAAGAAGAACATGACCACTCACGAATTGATAGATCTTTCTTCCCATCTCTGTATCCGCAAGAAGAACAAATTTGGCTACTTGGATAGAATCTATCAATTTTAACGAAGCTCTTTCCGTACCATGAGCATTTATACTCAAGCATAGAAATGAATGTAGACCAACTTGCATCGCTTATAGATTTGGAAAGTTTGTGATTCTTCATCATTCCAGCGATATTCAAATCTTCAACCGAAATGACATCAAACTCTCGAACAAGAGCTGTGCTAATAGTATGAAGAAAATGAGTTCTTTGATTAACTATCTTCTCATGGAGTTTAGCAACTTTGAGTCGTTGCTTTTCATAACGATTACTGCCTTTCTGTTTTCTTGACAGATGGCGTTGTGCTTTGGCAAGTTTCGTTTGGTTCTCGCGAAACCACCTAGGATTGTTAGCAACATCACCGTTTGAAAGAATAAACAGATCTTTCAAACCAAGATCAATACCGACTGACTTTCCTGTCATAGGAAGCAAGTCAACATTCATCTTGACTAGAATAGAAGCATAATACTTACCAGTTTTAGTTTTAGAAACTGTAACTGTCTTAATAGTTGCATCTTTGGGAATATTTCTGCTATTTACATATTTGATCCAACCAATCTTTTCAACATGTATCAAAGATTTTTCTTGGTCAACTTTAGTTCTTGTTTTGAAAGAATCTCTAGAAATTCCTTTCTTCTTGAACTTCATTCTTCCAAGTTTTGTCTTACGTTTTTATTAAAGTACTGAGATTTAGTATTTCTAAAATCAAGTTCTTTTTCTGCCAGAGCACGAGAAGGGACATCTGATAACCAATAGAAGTCTGGATTATCTTTTATCTTCTTATAAGTTAAAGAAGGATCATAATCGTTAGAAGTATAAGATTCGAAATTTTCAACAAATTTGTTCCAAATAAATCTTACGCATCCAAAAGTCTGTTCAATCTTGTTAGACTGAACAGATGTTGGATAAATGCGGAACTTGTATGCTTTGAAGATTTCGTTTTTCATGAATCTATTTATTATGAATCTGGTGCCTCAGGTTGACAGAGTTACTCAATCGTATTATGATAGAACCGTAAACCAATGGAGAACTGAATCATGGCCGTATATCGTGTGACTATGAGTGAAGCTGATTATCAAACAATTCGTTATGCCAGCATGCGTGGCGGTTTTGACCACGAGTTCAGTCGAGACAATCGGAATGAAGTCCGGTTCAAGACTAGGAATCCAAAACTTCTGGGCCGAGAGCTTGAGGCCATTCTTGACTCCGGTGAAACTTCTTGGTTTGAGATTCTTGGTATTGTGAGGGTATGAATGATGAGTAAATATGATTCTTTGGGTGATCGCATGAAACTCTATGAAGATATGGAGTGTGGCAGGAAGTTCATGCCTAGACTTCCAGTTTATGCCAGAATTGATGGTCGCGCTTTCAGCAAGTTCACTCGAGGTATGTCTAGACCATATGATGAGTCAATGACAGCTGCTATGATAGAAACAACAAGGCATCTTGTAGAACAAACCAATGCCACGATTGGGTATACCCAATCAGATGAAATTAGTTTAATGTGGCATGAGAATGTCTTTTTTGATGGCCGTATCCAAAAAATGACGAGTCAACTAGCTGCTATTGCTTCTGTCTATTTTCTAAAAGAAGCACAAAACCACTGGCCACAGAAAGTTAAAACTAAATTACCTACATTTGATGCCAGGGTTTTTCAACTGCCTTCAATAGAGGAAGCTATCAATTGCTTTGTTTGGCGTGAATGGGATGCCACAAAAAATTCAATCTCCATGGCTGCTCAATCTGTTTATTCTCATAAAGAATTGATGAATAAAAATTCATCTCAAAAACAGGATATGTTGTTTGAGAAGGGAATAAACTGGAATGATTATCCCATCTCATTCAAAAGGGGTACTTATGTAAAGAGAATCCTCGTGGACAAGGAGATAGATGACAAAACGTGGGCAAAAATTCCGGAGGATAAGCGTCCAGAATCCAAAGTAGTAAAACGCAGTATTATAAGGGCTTTGTGTCTTGACCCTATAACATCTTACACTATGGAAGAACGAAAGCACATTTTTGTTGGTTGACACTCCATGGCTTTGGTGTTAGTATAGATCTTGTAACCTGATGAGGAAACTATATCATGATAATTGAAGCTAAATCCAAGGCCTTTACCCGCCGCGTGTTCATCAAACCCGATGGCCGCGGTAATTATCAGTCCGATGCATGGTCAATCCACAATCGAACAGGAAAGAAAATCTATCGTGGTTGTGCTATCCATCCCGGCCTCGATGGTCACATGACACGGGCCAAAGATTGGACCGATGGAAAAGAACTATACTTCTTCTGAGGACTAAACATGAAAACCATTTTTGCTTTTGTTTTACTTTTTGTTCTGGTTGGTTGCTCAAGCGATGCAGATATTGCAGCACAAAATCTATCTCGGGCTGCAGATCAATTTGAGATTGACCGACGCATCGTATTCTATAATGGTATCACCGGCGAATATATGTTGACAATTGAAGGGCGGTGTTCTCTAGGCAACAATGATGGTGCCCGACAAAGGACTGTAACATGCAAGTCCGGTCCCAATGAATATAAGCGCCATTTTCTTGGTCTGTCGGACAATGTCACATTCTTTGCCGAACAAATCGGAACCGCAAATGCCAATGTGTATCGGTATCGCGTGATCTTCAAGCCCGAATCTCTACTTCCCAGCATTGATCTGAGAACGAGCGCCTCAGGAGGTTGACATCTTGATTCTAGGGTGATAGAATATAGGCAGAGGTTGGGGAAAACCAACCTCTGCCTAAACTGAAGAGGATTCCATATCATGAGCATCTATACCTACAACGGCTACAAGAATCGTGCCCATTATCTCGAATCGCTTGCTGAGGACTATGGTGTTGATGAAGAAATCGTGAAAACCATGGCCGCCATGATGGGCCCGGATGAAGATTTTGATGGACTTGTGTCCATGATTCAAGATATTGCTGATGGGTATATGTAATGACTATTGCACTTTTCATTATCGGCTGTTGGTTTGTGTTTATGGGTCTCATCACCAATGCGGGTGACCTGACATCAAAATTGATCTTCAAAGCCATTCCATTCTTCTTTGGTGTATATGTGGCATACTATGCAGCATTGATGGAAGGCTGGCTCTACTAAAACTGGAGAAACTATATAATGAAAATCACTCGTGTATCTCAGGTTAGTGGCATTGAGCGGACCATGGACATTGATGTCACCCAAGAACAGCTTGATCTGTGGGAAGCAGGGGAATTCATCCAGTGGGTGATGCCCAACTTGACAACAGCTGAGCGTGAATTCATCATGACGGGCATTACTTCAGAAGAATGGGATCATATTTTTGAGAGGAATATGGAGATTGATGATCCTTTGGGTGATGAGCCAGCTTTTTAATAAACTAATATTCCGGCCGGGGTTTGACATTCATTCCCTGGCCATTTACATTGAGGAACCACACATTAGTCAAGCAAGGACCAACCATGACTGATTTGACAAAATACCAAAAACTGAGCGAAATCCAGCACGTTACCGCAAGACCGGGGATGTATCTCGGGAGCATCACCAATACCACAGCAACATTCTTTCTCCCTATCAATGGTAAAATGAAGGAGACCGAGGTCACATATTCCCCGGGGCTCCTGAAAATGTTCGATGAGATCGTCTCCAACAGCGTTGACGAGCACAAACGATCTGGGTCGGTATCAACCATCAAGGTCACAGCATGCCCGCTTACAGGGCAGCTCACGGTGTCTGATGATGGTGGCATTCCAGTCAAAAAGCACCCCGAGTTCAAACAATACATTCCCGAGATGATTTTTGGTGAACTGCGGACTGGTTCAAATTTTGGTGATGATGACCGAACCACGGCTGGTCTAAATGGTCTGGGCTCCAAACTTGTATCCATTTTCAGCACCGAATTTACCGTGGATACCTGTGACGGTTCAAAGCGGTTCATCCAGACATTCCGAGATAACCTGTCCGAACGATCGGACCCCAAGATCACAACTTCAAACAAGAATGGAACTCAAATCTCATTCATCCCTGACTATGATCGTCTCGGTTGTGAACTGGATGCTGATAATCTGAAGCGGATCGAAAAACGTGTTTATGACATTGCCGGCTGCAACCCATCTATCAAGGTTTACTTCAATGACCAACTAATCAAAGTCAACAAATTTAAAGATTATGTTGGTATGTATGTTGATGGTGCCATGGAAGATTCTAATGACCATTGGCATATTGCAGTCGCGGCAAACGATGACGACACCTTCCGCCATGTTTCCTTTGTGAATGGTGTGGATACCTTTAATGGCGGGTCGCATATTGACTACATCGTGAACCAAATCACAGCAAAACTCAGGGATTACATCAAAAAGAAACACAAGATCGATGTCAAGCCCAATAATATCAAGCAACAACTGTTCATTTTCATTAACTGTACTATCAATGCCCCAATGTTTACATCTCAGACAAAAGAATTCATGTCATCTGATGTAAAGGATTTTGGGACATCATTTGAAGTCACCGACAAGTTCATTACAAAGCTAATCAAATCCGATGTAGTCCAACGAGTGCTTGATTGGGCCGAAGCTCAGCAACGCCAAAAAGAACTTGCTGAACTCCGGAAGATGAACAAGCAAACTCAAAACAATAACTTCCTCAAGAAGATTGTGAAGTTTGATGATGCGACTTCAAAGGACCGACAGAATTGTGGTCTATTTTTGGCGGAAGGTGACAGTGCCTCCAAAACTATCCTGTCAGCCCGAGATCCAAAAAGTGTGGGTGTCTTCCCACTGCGGGGTAAACCTCTAAATGTGCGGGATATTAAAGTAGCCCGACTGACGGCAAATGAGGAATTTGCCAATATCATGGCCATTGTCGGGCTCAAGCTTGGTCATGATGTTTCCATGGATGACCTCAGGTTCGGTAAAATCATCCTTGCGACTGACTTTGATCCTGATGGGGCTCACATCGCAGGGCTTGTGGTCAATATGTTCCATCAATTCTGGCCCAACCTCGTCCGAGACGGTCTCCTATATCGACTCAGGACCCCACTCATTGTGGCCACGAAAGGAAAGGAGAAGTATGAATTTTTCTCCCGCACCGAATATGCCGAATGGGCCGAAAAGAATCCCAAGCACTCCATGAAATACTTCAAGGGTTTAGGTGGGTTTTCTACCAAGGATTTTACTAAGTTTATGCAGGATCCCAAATATATGGAACAGTTGACCTATACGGAAGAAAGTGATTTTATGGCTATTGATCTGGCATTCGATAAACGGAAAGCAAATGCACGGAAAGAATGGCTAGCTGAGGAGCATTAATCGTAATGAAACTTAAAACATTCTTCGATACTGAGTTCAAAGTATTCTCTAACTTGGACAACGTTCGCTCTATCCCCTCTGTGATTGATGGTTTCAAAGATAGCCAACGAAAGGCCGTCTATGGTATGATTGAACATGGAACCAGTGAAATTAAAGTAGCTCAGTGCGCGTCCAAGTTCGCACTAATCACACACTATGCTCATGGTGAAACTTCAATGGCCGATACAATTGTCGGCCTTGCCCAGGATTACCCGGGTTCAAATAATGTGAATCTGTTTGAGCCAATTGGTCAGTTCGGGACTATCCTTAGTTCTGAATCATCCTCACACCGCTATATTTTTACAAAACCAAGCGACAATCTTCGTCGATACATCAAACAGGATGATGACTGTATCCTGACTTATCGGTATGAGGATGGCGACAGGGCAGAGCCAGAGAATTTCTTCCCTGTCCTTCCCATGTGGATCCTCAATGGCGCCATGGGTATTGGGACCGGCCACTCAGTCAAGATTCTTCCTCGGGATCCCGCAAAGGTTTCAGCCCTCGTAGAACGCCTCCTAAGCGGGGATAAGCCTCAGAATAGGACAATCAACCGCCTCCTGCGACCAACGTTCCTGGGGTGGAAGGGAGAGGTTCTGGATGGGGATGAGCAAGGGAAGTATGAATTGCATGGGGTGCTTGAAGTGGTCAATACAACGACCATTCGTGTCACTGAACTTCCCGTGGGTTATGGTGTAGACAAGTTCAAGGCTATCCTTGTGGACCTGATGGACAAGGGAAAGGTCAAGGACTTCGACAACAATTCCACAGAGCAAGGCTTTGACTTTGAGATCAAAGTTCCTCGTGATGTGGGCAAGCTTGATGCCGATGAACTGAAAAAGCTCTTCAAACTCATTTCACGACAGTCCGAGAATGTGACTATGTGGAATACGGATGGGAAGCTTGAACAGTTTCCATCTGTTTATGAAGCACTCCAGCAGTTTGTTGACTATCGGCTTGGTAAATATGAAACACGCCGAATCAAACAACTTGAACTTGCTAATGATGATATGGCATTTCTCACAAGCAAAAAGACATTTATCACCGAGTGGAATAATCTAGCCAACCCTGGGAAGATGAAGACCGAAGCTATTGAAAAACACATGATCAAGGCAGGTGTCATTGAGGACTATATGCCTAGACTGATGGCTATGAGGATTTCATCTTTGACTATGGACCAAATCAAGGAGCTTGATGCTCAACTCAAGAAAAAGAAAGAGCATATCAAATATCTTGAAACAACTACGGCACAATCACTATATGCCGATGATCTAGAGACTCTATAAACAAAATGGCCGAGGTATACCTCGGCCAATCTTTTTGTTAGAATGATTGTTATTGTTCTATAGGTATTTATCAATGCTCCAATTTGATTTCCAAACTGACTTGACTTGGTTGATGACCATTTCAAGTCGACTCGAAAACTTCAATCGAGCATCTGCTTCTTCCCATGCATACAATGCTCGTTGTCCAATTTGTGGTGATTCAGACAGGGACAAACGAAAGGCACGACTTTACTTTTATGAAAAGAAAGGTCAATTAAACTGCTTCTGCCACAACTGTGGCTACTCGCATACATTCTTTACATTTATGAAGGATGCCTTTTCTTCAGAGTTTGATGCATACAAAAAGGACCAGATGCTCACCCGCTTTGAGAGCCCTTCTAAGCGATTCAAAAAGCAACCCGATGGTTACCATCGGCCAAAGAAGAAGCCCTCTCAAGTGGTAGCTAAGAAATGCCTAGATGGGACTAAACCGATCATGGGCCTTCCTGATGATCATGCGGCAGCCCAATATCTGAAATCCCGGGGCTTCGGGCCAACCGAGTTCAAACGACTTCTTTGGTCGGATGACTTTTTTGTAACGGCATCGGATCTATCATCCGAGCCTCTAGCAGACAAGTTTCCCCATGATGGCCGAATCGTGATCCCATTCTATGATACTAAGGGTAATGTGGAAATGATCCAAGGACGATCATTATCCAATAAAGGCCTTCGGTATATTTCAATCAAAGTGGATCCAGGTGTTGATAAAATCTTTGGCAAGTATGAGCTTGATCCAAAGAAGACTTCATATTGTGTGGAAGGTCCATTTGACAGTTTGTTTGTTGAAAACTGTTTGGCCACATGTGATGCCAATCTATCTCGATCCAATGCAGATGTTCTGATTTGGGATAATCAGCCCAGAAGTTCTGAAATTGTGAAGTATATGGAATCGGCTATTGACCAAGGACGAAAACTTGTTGTGTGGCCAACATCTCCCGATGAAAAGCAAGATATCAATGATATGATTAAGCTTGGTTTGACTAGGAAAGATTTGATGAATATAATAAGCCAATGCACGGTTAGTGGACCAAAAGCTAAATTGGCTTTAATGAAATGGAGACGAGTATGATTAATAAAGACTTAGATCTACTTCGTGGTGAACTGGAAGATGAGTTCAATCGTTGGATGGATCGTCTTCCCTCATATATAAATGGTTCAGATGATAACTATATTGGTGCACATGAGTGCTTAAACAAGTTTTTCATTACTGCCAATTCAATTGCACAGAAGCATATCTTAAGGTCACAGAATAGGATGCCTGAATGATAGACTATCCCCTAGATAACGATTCAACTAAAGTAGAAGTTCTTAGACTGCTCAATGATGGGTGGTCATATCGACAAATTTCAGAACGACTTGGTGTGTCTAAATCAGCAGTGAACAATTTTGTTCTAAGGAAGACTTATAAAGCATGGTGGGATGCTAATCCAAAGCCCATTGCATCTGGTGAGGTCAATGACCATCATGCTGACATCCGAGAGCTGTCGTCTAAGCGATTCATCCTTACGGCCGCACAAAACAATACCTATGTACATGAGAAGTTTCTTAGATCGCTTGAGATGGCGGCTAAACACCTAGATGCACAGATCCTGGTGGGTACATTTTCATATAATACCCATGGCTTCCAGAATCTCGAAAAAGGTGATGGTGAATGGTTTGATCCGAAACTCAAAGACTACATTCTAGATGAACCGGCTATTTTGGCCAATGGTCTCATGTGGTGTGGTGAACTGAACATCCTACCCACAGCAGTGAATCCATTATCGGGACTTCATTCATATACCAAGACGGCTTCTGGTATTGTACCCCACGCCAAGGTTCAACTTGAAAGTCTTCCGACTCACAAAAATGAACCCTGTCGGATGCTTTATACTACTGGTACAGTGACTCTTAGGAACTATATCTCCAAGAAGGCCGGCCAAAAGGCTTCATTTCACCATGTATTTGGCGCACTATTGGTTGAAGTAGATGATCATGGCGATTGGTTTGTTCGGCAACTTATTGCCGATTCAGATACTGGAGAGTTTCATGATCTAGATAAGATCTATACTCCAACTGAAGTCAAGACATCTACTGTAGAAGCCATTGTCTGGGGTGATATTCATGTTGAAAAGTTAGATATGGAAGTCTTTGATACTAGCATGTGTCGTTTAAATCCTGATTCTATGCTGGATACTTTGAAACCCAAATATCAGTTTATCCATGATGCTTTAGATTTTGAAGCAAAAAATCACCATAATATTGCAGATCCTTATCATAACTTCTTGATGCATGTGAATCCAGAGAAGTCTGAATCTGTACAATCAAACTGTATGCAAGTCCGATGGTTTCTCGAGGAAGTTGAGCGTGACTGGTGCCAAACAGTAGTAGTAGAATCCAATCACGATTTAGCATTGAAGCGTTGGTTGAAAGAATCTGATTATAAACGAGACCCAGTCAATGCTATCTTTTTTCTAGAATGTCAACTTGAGATGTATAAACAACTACAGGAAGGCAATACGGACTTCTCTGTTTTAGAATGGGTAGTAAAGAAAGATGGTATGCTTGATGATGTAAAGTTCTTGAAGCTTGACGAGTCATTCAAAGTATGCGATGATGAAGGGACTGGGATTGAAGTTGGTGCCCACGGCCATCTAGGTTCAAATGGCTCACGTGGATCCGTTGGTGTCTACCAACGACTAGGTTCCCGCTATACCATTGGTCATTCTCATAGCGCGGCTATTAAAGATGGTGTTTACCAAGTAGGTGTATCCGGAAACCTGGATATGGGTTATAATCTGGGGGCATCATCTTGGTCGCATAGCCATTGTGTTATCTATCCAAATGGAAAGAGGAGTATCATTACTCTAAAGAATGGAAAATGGCATGCATAGTGTATTTGGACTATTTCTACTATTGGTGGTGCTTGGACTATTGATCTCAATTCATCACCATGTAGATAAGATTCTTGACTGTGGTAAACACAAACCAAAAGGAAAACATTAATGGCTAAACTATTCGGAAATCCTGAAGTCCAGCAGCGATCTCTCCCAACATCTGCTACTCACAATTTCTACATTTATGGGCCCATCGATGATCTTTCAGATTATGTCGACATGATTACAACTCTGGATTATGCTTCAGAGAATGATATTATTAATATCTATATCAATACACCGGGTGGTAGTCTAAACACTACTATTTCAATTATTCATGCTATTATGCGATCCCAGGCAAACGTTATCACTCATGCTGATGGTGAAGTTGCCAGTGCAGGTACTCTAATCTTCTTTGCCGGTCATCTTTATATTGTCTATCCGTATTCACACTTCATGTTCCATGATGCGTCTAATGGTGTCGCTGGTAAAGTGAATGAGAATATGAAAAGCATCTATGCAGCTTCTCAACTCATTGAGAAAATTGCATATGATCTATATTGCCCAGTCTTTTCTGAAGAAGAAGTGGATGATATTCTAGAAGGTCGGGATTACTATTGCTCTGCAGAAGAGATGTATGATCGCATACATGCAGTGAATGAAGCAGATGAAAATGGGGATGACTCTGAGGAAGAACAACGGGTTCGTGTAGTGGATACCAAACTTAAATCTCATGGCAAAGAAGGTGTGATTCTAGAAGTTATGGAATCCGGAAGGGTTCGTGTTCAGTTGGACGGTGGGAAAATTATCTATGTTGGTCAAGAAAAACTAGAGGTAGCATAAGAATGAAAATTGAATTTATTGCTAAGTGTTGTCACGAGATTAACAAGACCTACTGTGAATCCATTGGTGATTATTCTCAGGTCCCGTGGGAAGAGGCTCCACTCTGGCAACGAGAATCAGCAATTGCTGGGGTAGAGTTTTCTATTGCTAATCCAAAGTCAACACCGGCCGATAGTCATGAGTCGTGGTACAAACACAAAAAAGCTGACGGGTGGGTATATGGGCCAGTAAAGGATGTAGTGAAGAAAGAGCATCCATGTATGGTCCCATATGATGATCTTCCGGAACAACAAAAAGCAAAAGACAAGCTCTTTAAGACCGTAGTCAATCTTCTGAAGTAAAACTAATCGGGCCTCCTTACTCGGTAATAAACATTGATAGCATGGACTATCAACCAAGTAAGGAGGCCAAACTATGCTAAAAACGGAAGTCATTTGTGGATCGTGTGACACGCAGTTCATTGTAGTCAGTTTAGAAGAAAGTCAGCCATCATTTTGCCCGTACTGCACAGCTCCTGTACCAGATGAACTTGAGCTTGCTATGGGGGACGATGACGAATGACCATGTTTGCTGGGATCGACTATAGCATGACAAGTCCGGCCATCTGTGTAGGATCAAAACTGGACTTTGATAGTTGCAAGATCTTTTACTATACTACAAAGATTAAACTTCAGGGCAAAACTGGAACTAATATCTATGGCATGATGGCCCCACCCTATGAACATGAGATGGAGCGCTACCATAACATTACTGAATGGGCTATGAGTATTCTATTAAAGTTCAAAGTCACTGAAGTTTGTCTAGAAGGCTACTCGATGGGTTCAAATGGAAGTCGAGTATTTAATATTGGAGAAAACACTGGAATTCTCAAGCATACCCTTTGGTCTAAAGGTATTAAATACAGTACCCCGGCACCGACACAAGTAAAGAAACACTTCACCGGTAAGGGCAATGCAAACAAAGATGCCATGCACCAATGTTTTTTAGACAAGACTTGTGTTAATATAGCCGAGCTGTTTGGTCAAAAGACCGATTCAAATCCAGTATCAGATATTGTTGATAGTTATGCCATGTTTGATTATGGTATGACTAATTCATTTTAAGGAGAATTAAGATTTATGGAACTTCAGCCCACTTCACAAGAAATTTGGGAAAAGAAATACCAACTTAAAGATGAGCACCAAGAACCTGTAGATAAAACTATCGAAGATACCAATGCTCGTGTTGCGAAAGCACTGGCTAGCGTAGAAACTTCTAATCAGAAATATTGGGAAGAAAAGTTTAAGTGGGCTCTAGATAATGGTGCGACTCCAGCTGGCCGTATCATGTCTAATGCTGGTGCGGAGAAGTATAAGCCAGCGACTAGTCTAATCAACTGTACCGTAAGTCAAATTGTTGAAGATTCTATGCACGGAGTCCTCGATGCCAATCTCCAAGCCGGTTTAACTCTAAAAGCTGGTTGTGGTATCGGGTATGAGTTTTCTACTCTCCGACCAAAGGGCGCATTTGTTTCTGGGGCCGGCGCATATACTTCTGGTCCACTAACATTTATGGATATCTTTGATTCCATGTGTTTTACTGTTAGCTCAGCTGGTGGTCGCCGGGGCGCACAAATGGGAACATTTGCTGTTTGGCATCCAGATGTCGAAGCGTTTATTGCCGCCAAGCGCGAAGATGGCAGACTCCGCCAATTTAATTTGAGTCTACTTATTGATGATGATTTTATGGAAGCGGTTAAGTCCGATTCTGATTATCAGCTTGTCTTCCCAGTAAAACAGAGCGAAATTGACCGTGGTCTAGTAAAAGGTGACCTGATCAAGAAGAATCGTTTTTGGGAATCAAGTTATTGCAAAAAAATGGATTATATTATCGATGAAGATGATATGATTTTGTGTCAAGTCTATAAGACTATTCCCGCTCACGAGCTATGGCATACTATCATGAAGTCTACTTATGATTATGCCGAGCCAGGGTTCCTTCTTATTGATCGCATTAATCAGGAAAACAACAATTGGTTCTGTGAAGAAATCCGAGCTACCAATCCTTGCTTTACTGGTGATACAGTTGTAGCCGTTGCTGATGGGCGAAATGGTGTATCCATTAAAGAATTAGCCGAGCAATCTAATGGACATGATCAGTTTCCTGTATATTCTGCTCGACACGGGCTGCGTAATAACAAATTTTCTCATTGGAAAGCTGAAATTAAGAATGCAGTGGCATTCAAAACTGGCACCAAAGAGATCGTTGAAGTAGTTCTTAGTGATGGGAGTTCATTCCGATGCACACCCGACCACAAACTTGCTACTGGCGATGGGCGATGGGTAGAAGCTAAAGATATTGAAGGACAGCAACTAGCTAAGTTTTATTCCTTCAGTAATCTTAATTCAAAAAAGTCATATCGCCATATCAATTCCAAATCTAATGGATATTCAAAGCAATACAGAATGCTTTGGGAATTTTATGATGGACTAAAACCAAAAGATTATGATATCAATCATATTGACTCCGATTCAACTAATGATTGTGTTTCTAATTTAGAACTACTTGAACGTGGCACACATAGCAAAATTTCTGCAAATTCTAAGAAAGGTGAAAAGAATCCTTGTAATCGGATTAGGAACATTGAACACTATAAGTGGGCCCAAACTGTTCATTCATATCGTGTAAATGGAAGTAGATATGGCTGGTCTGAAGATAGAATCCAGAAAGCTATTGATAATTACATTAATGAGAATCCAGAGCCAGAAGTAATTGATGAAAATGTTTATATGGATGAGCCTGTATATGCTGCTTCTGTAGAATGGACTGGTGAGATTGAAGATGTATATGATCTTACTGTTGAAGACAACCATAACTTCTATATTATCACATCGACTAATGATGATAAGTATATGAATTGTTCTGGTGTACTTGTTCATAACTGTGGTGAACAACCACTTCCTCCAGAAGGATCATGTCTCCTAGGCTCAATTAATGTTGCTAAAATGGTCAAAAATCCATTTACCCCAAAAGCAGAATTTGATTGGGGAACATACAAAGAAGTTATTCATGTCTTTACCCGAATGCTAGATAATGTAGTAGAGCTAAATGGACTTCCTCTAAACGGACAGCGTCGTGAAATTGAATATAAGCGCCGCCACGGTATGGGTTTTCTTGGTCTTGGTAGTGCATTATCTCTACTAGGTAAGCAATATGGGGATGAGTTTTCTATTTGGTTTACCGAAGAGATCATGAAGGTTATGGCAGTAGAAGGTTTTCGTGAGGGAATTCGCTTAGCAAGTGAAAAGGGGCCGGCGCCAATTTTTTATGATGAGGTTAATGGGATTTCAAATAAAGAGCATTGGGTCAACGGCAATTATATGAATCGTATCTGGAAGGCAGCCCAGGAGCTTAAACCACAAGCACTAGAATACGGCTGTCGTTTTACTCACCATACTTCTATTGCCCCAACGGGTACTATTAGTCTATCATTGAATAATAATGCTTCTAATGGTATTGAGCCATCATTTGCTCATCATTATGTCCGTAATGTAGTAACAGAGGGCAAAAAATCTAAAGCATCCGTTGATGTTTATAGCTATGAAATGCTTCTCTATAAAGAGCTAACTGGAAATAATGAAGTACCAGAAACATTCAGCACATCAGAAAATGTCCCTATTCTAGCTCACGTGGATATTCAGGCAGCAGCACAAAAATGGTGCGACTCTAGTATTTCTAAGACCATCAATGTACCGACAGATACCCCCTTTGATGAATTCCAAAATATCTATCTATATGCATATGATAAAGGACTAAAAGGTGCTACTACCTTCAGATTCAATCCAGAAGCCTTTCAGGGTGTTCTGGTCACAGAAGATAATCTAAAGAGTACTAGGTATCAGTTTACTCTAGATACTGGGGAAGTAGTAGAAGGCACTGGGGATGAAAAAGTCATTTATGATGGAGAAGAACATACTATCGCAAATCTATATGATGCCCTAAAAGAAGGTTATTACGGAAAATTTTAAGATTAAGGAGATGACATGAAAGAGCTAAAGGGAAAGATTATTGGATATAAGATTCTCAAGGATGAGAATCAAACTGATGCAGAAAATCAAGACAAAGAAGAGCGCGTACTAATTACAGACGTAAAATTGCCACACGATGCGCCTGCTAGAATGAAAACCCTACGGGCAGATGGCAAAAAATGGTATTTGACCGTGGTTTATCAACCGGGATCAGAAAAGCCCCATGCTTTGTTTTGTTCTACTAATCATAGAGAAAAGTCTGCCCCTGTAAGTGATGCCGTTGAACGATTGATTTCTCTCGCGGAGAAAAAGGGTATTCTCCAAGAGCATATTGATAAACTTAAAGAAAAGATCGAACATGATAACAATATCAATAAGCTTACTCGTGCAGTAAGTCTTCTTCTTCGTCATAATGTGAGTATCGTGAATATTGTTGGTACACTTGATCAAACCGAAGATATGTATATCGGATCATTTTTGTTCCAAGTAAAGAAATTTTTAGCCGCGTATATCAAAGATGGAGAAAAAGTTGAAGATGGCAAATGCGATGATTGTGGCAGTAATAATGTTATCTATATGGAAGGATGCTTTCAATGTGTAGATTGTGGTAGTGGTCATTGTGGTTAAATGATCAGCCCATGCATTAAACTTTGTAAGGTTGAAGGTGGCATCTGTATCGGGTGCCCACCGATCTTTAACTCAAATAGCAGAATGGAGTTCTTATTCAATGGATGATCGAATGAAGATTATGAAACAACTCCAAGAACAAAATCCAAAGTCATACTGTCCAGAGTGTGGCATTCCTAATAAATGTGCTATGGAAGCAGGCAAATCGGCGTCAACTTGTTGGTGTATGACTTTAGATGTATCGGTTAATCCAAATAGTCAATATGATGTATGTTTGTGTAAACGATGTTTAACTAAAGAGGTGGTTGAATGATTACTGAAAGCTCAATCAAAGACAGAATTAAGGAAGTGACATATAATATCGTTGATCTCCCCGAAGGCCCACGGATGACTCTTTGTTTCATTACAATGAAGGGTGGATTTGTGGTTACAGGACAATCTGCATGTATTAGCACCGATGATTTCAACAAGGGGCTTGGTGAGAAATACGCATATGAGCAAGCATTTGAGAAGCTTTGGGAACTAGAAGGATATCGAGTAAAGGAGAGTAATTGAATGAAAGTTATTATCTACGGAACCCCACAATGTTCATACTGCACTAAAGCAAAAGATCTTTGTGAGCAAAAACTTGGTATGGGTAGTTATGAGTATATTACTCTAGATTCCAAAGAGAAGGTAGATGAACTGACAGAGCGAGTGGGGCGACCCGTCCGAACTGTGCCACAAATTTTTGTGATGTCGGATGGTTTTGCTGAATATGTTGGTGGCTATGATGATCTGTCAAAGCGGTTGTCCTAAGGGTTGACATCCGCTAAGAAATGTGGTATAGTATATTTGTAGGATGAACAAACCAATCAATGAGGAACTTTATTATGAATAAGCGCTATAAAGATCTTGTTGACCGCGAAAATGATCTTCTCAAGAAGATGGATAAACTTGATCTTGATGATGACTTTGATAAATCAGTCCATAAGGTCTATTCTGATTTTGTAGACAACATCAGAAAACTCAAAGTCGAATATGCTTTGAAGATTGGTAAATTCTGAAGAAACAGGGGTTGACCCGAAAGTCAACCCCTGTTATTATAAACTCATAGGGTATGAACTAAATTGAATTGAGGATCTATATCATGAAAAACTCTCAACTTGGTCGGGCATGTGAACTCATTGAACGCCGCGCGAAGTTGTCTAGTGATTTCGGCCTGAATCTTTTGAAGAAAAAGGTCAGTGCCGAACGACTTGAAGAAATTCTTAATGAGGTTGGAGTTCTTAAATCTGGCCCAAATGCCGGAAAACCAAGAGGTTATATTGTATGGAATAAAATTCTTGAGGGAGGCTTTGATTATCAGAAGGGTCGCATATTACGCGGTGGGTGTGTAGATTTTTATGTAGAGTATGCAGCCATTGATGGCAAGAAATACAAGGTAGATATTGAATCTGATTCCAAAAGCAAAAATGAACAATTCAACGAGCGTAAACCGGAATTTGAAGCTCGTGTATCTGATTTAGAAAAATTAATCATTCAGTGCATTGATGGGATCTCTACTTGGAGAGAAATCGGTGACTCCGAGATGGTTGATTTCTATATTAACCAAAAAGAAAACCATGAGAAAGAACTTCGTGGTATTGAGGAAAAACTTTCCAAAATGGAATAAATGACTGGGGTTGGCTTTCGGGTCAACCCCAATTAATATGGATCATGTAAACCAAATGAGGATTTCGATTATGAAGCGCACCAGTATTGGCAAGCCCATGTATGTCGAAGCAAGAACTCGCGCCGAGCTTATGAACAAGATCACTAAGAACTACTGTCAGACTTACGGTGGTGCAGGTCATCGTAAAAGCTACAGTTGTCTTGGTAGTCTGTTTGGAGCTACAAAGAGCTTGAGGGTTTACAACATTCACAAGCAACGGCCCAAAAAATCGCCCGACCACAAAACTCAGGTCCGAGAAGGAAAATGGTATGGATACGTTTATACCATTGACATGGAAATGGTCAAGGTGGTAAAATCATTCAAGGTTGAACAACACGCCCGTCATTTTGATCTGTTTGTGGAGCTGTAATGACTATTTCAGATATTATTCAATTTACTGTTGGCTTTATTATTGGTATTCTTATCTACCAGAATATTAAGTTTCTATGGAGGAATAAAAAATGAAACGTGATTCTGTACTTGAAGCATATGATTATTGGTGTAGTACTGGAAATCTTGTTAGTGATAAGACGCTTGTAGTAGCTATGCTCCACCGTTTCCAGCTTATTTCTCAATTGACCGACGGCATTCCTGACTATGCTTTGGTCACAAAACATGCGCGTCAAGAAGCAGATAGATTAGAAAATATTTGTGGTGCGAGGGAATATCTATGAAATCTAATATAATTATCTGTAAGACTCCACGGAATGATGGACTGAGCAATCTTCTATCGCTTCCTACTGACCATTATAAGTCCGCTGAATTCTATATGGACTTTACCAAGATCAACACTGTCCAAGAAATCATTGATCGGTTTGATTGGATGGAGAGTAGGGGATACCATCTACGAAATGATCGAGGTTGGGTCTACCGATCTGAAAGTATCGCCAATGTTCTAGAGTGGATCAAGAACAACTGGGATACAGAATATGATCTAATTCAATCCCACCATATCCGGATGCTAACTCGATCCGGTAATCTTAGACAACAAGTTATTAAGCTCATGCAAGATGGTAAACTTTATGAAGAGGAAGTAAATGATGAATAGCTATGAAGAAGCTCTAGCAATGCTCATTGAGCGGGCGATGCACGGTGTGGATTCTGTGGTTGAATTTTCAAAGGCAGAAATCCCCGATGTGATTCACCAACTTTTGCTTTGGCATTTTGCTGAAAGTCTAATCTATTTTTCAATCGGTATCATCATCTTTGTTATTCTTTTTCTATACTGTAAGCTGATCATGATTAATCGGTGGTGGCCAGAATATAAGCGCCAAATGAAAGGCAACTATAACGACAGAACAGAGTTTATTACTTTTGCTTTACCTTTCACATCAGCGCTTGGAACTGTTATACTTACAGTAATTGGGGTCTTTGTTATATTTGCAAATCTAGATTGGTTAAAAATCTGGATAGCCCCCAAATTGTATCTTCTTGAATATGGTGCATCACTCATTCGCTAAAGGAAGCTTGATTATGAAAATTCAACGTAAGATTTGGCGCCGCAATCCTGGATATAGACCAGAGTTTCTTAACATTCGGGAGATGATTGAAGTCCGGAATTATGATGGATCAATGACTGATATTGGGGAAGCAGGGACTTTCATTTGGACATACGGATTCGGGAACTGGGATCTTCATGAGTATTGTATTCTAAGCGAGGCTAATGAAGAGGTTGATGGATCACCCACCCAGGATGAGAAGCCCTCTGAGACAGAAGCTACTGTTGATCTAGGTGTACTGTTGGAGCAATTGAGGGCCAGTCTTTCCGTGTCGCCAGCATCCATCCTCATAAACAAGAAAAGTTTTGATATTGAATACCGCGATGCATACTTCTCTTGTGAAACCGGAGAAGAGGCTATTGATATTTTGGATGCTATCGCTCTATTGGAGAAGTACTATGTGGTGTAATACAGTTCGTGATGGTGGTAATGTTCAGCGCTATCACACAAAGAATCTAATCAAACCACAGGATGTTGCTCAACACTCGTTTAACTGTGCACTAATTGTAGATCATTTTGGTGAACTCATTGGCCTCAATGAGTTTGAACGGTATGAAACTGTAATGCATATGCTTCTTCATGATGTACCTGAGCAGGCTATTGGAGACACTCCATACTATACAAAAGTCCAACACAATAACATTAAAGCTGGTCTTGATGCTGCTGAGCTCGAGTGGTGTCGAGGTCATCTGCCCAAACGATACTTTGATCTAACAACAATGGCTAACTTTTCGGAAAAACAAAAAGTTCTATGCAAGTTTGTAGATAGCTATGAGGCTATGTGTAAGGTTGACGAGGAGGTGGCGGCTATGGGTAATAATAGTCTCCGCACACTCACACACAACATTTGGATCGTTTGTTGGGGTCTACTCCAAGAACATTCTTTCTTGTCCCCGTTAGAAAGATATCTAATCTGCGAACACACCGAGAGGTAACTACCGATGACTGATTCTGGCAAATATGTAATAATCTTTAATGGACCCCCAGGGTCTGGAAAAGATCATGCTTGTGACTTTCTTGAAGACCTAATTTTTGAATGTCAACATAGAAGAATGAAAGAACAATTGTTTGAGTGCACAACTGTTCTATTCAATATCAATTGGGTAGATTTTATGGATCTCTATAATGATAGAGAGACTAAAGAAAAGCCTACATGTAAACTTCGTGGTATGTCGCCACGAGAAGCAATGATCTTCACTTCAGAAACTGTCATTAAGCCCAACTTTGGAAAAGACTATTTTGGTCTATGCGCGGCCGAAAATCTTGATTTTGGTCTAAACGTCTTTTCTGATGGTGGTTTTGTAGAAGAGCTTGAGCCCATCTACAAAGAATGTGATGGCAATATGATCATTGTACAGATCCACCGAGATGGCTGTGATTTCAGTTCAGATAGCCGTAGCTATATTGATAGCTTCAAAAATGTCCCTGTACTCAAGATCCACAATGATGCGGGTATTCCAGAATTTGAACTTAAAGTTGCCGATATTGCTAATGCATTCCTTGCTGGGAGTATCACAAATGAAAGCTGAGGCCGCAATGTGGTTAGGGGCAGCTGCTCTGGTAGTTCTATTCTGGAATGGAGAATCTGGCTATGATCTTCATACAGCACTAGTCACATATCTAATGAGGTGATACTATAATGTCGGTTAAACATCTAAGAGACCATATACTAATCAATGATCATCTTATGATTGAACAAGATGTAATTTATTGTGGCGCGGGGCCATATATAAGAATCACAGACTTCAATGAACCAATTGAAGGTGGTATAGATGATTTCATGTCAATCGACATTACCACAAAACAAGAAGCTGAAGAAGTCATGAAAGTTTGTAAGCAGTTTCTTGACAACTATAGTTCATGGGATTGGGTAAAGAAGGATAAATCAGATGATCACAGCTAATAATATTACTGGTGATAGTATCATCACCAAAGTCACATCAGACAAATACCGATCAAATTGGGATACTATTTTCGGTAAACCAAAAGAACAAAAACCGGACATTACTGTACTTGAAGCATGTGACGGTTTTACCTTGACAATAAACAAAAGTGGGATACAATATAGGTTCAGTCAGGATGAATCCATTGCTGGTCTGGTGGACTTCTTTACTGATCTAGGCTACACCGCAAACTATGAAGAGGATTACTAATATGACCCAGCATGCCCGAATCCAAGAACACGAAACACATACAGAAGTAGTAATCAAGAACAAGCGGTATGTCTTTGATGAAGCCATTACATGTAAACTACTTTCTATGCTTCAGGATCTTGGAGTTGTGGTTGAATATGAAGATGTTCAGGAGGCACACGACTAATGCATCCTTATCTATATCGGTTCTATGTGGTCTATGGGCGGATGGGTAGTCTAGAAGGTCTATTCATCGCGCACCCAAAGATGTCGAAGAAGCTCTTGGCCATGAGCTTCATTTTGGAGAAGTTCTTGGTAAGCATTCTGAAGTAACTATTGATTTTAGTGATAAAGATATTGAGATCGTATCCAAGGACATCTCCAAGGTAAAATGGCTCCAAGATCTACTCGGTGATTCTGTATCAGGATTTAATCCACTTGCAGTTTACTATGACCAAAAGGCTGCTGGGGCATATGATGAAGAAGAGTAAAACATTCCCAAAAGAAGATCTTCGGCAATTAACCTACTCCTCCAAGGAATTTGATGGCTATAAGTTGGTGTATTCTAATATTGTAGATACTACTCGCTGGTCTAACATCTACGAAATGGTCTTCAAACACAATGACAACTATTATAAGGTGTCATATAGTGAGGGTGCAACCGAATGTCAGGAAGAAAGCCCATTTGAATATGAACCGGATATGGTTGACTGTATCCAAGTTTATCCACGAGAAAAAACTGTAATTGTCTACGAACCCATTTAAGGAGAAAATAATGTCTTCAACTGTAACATATACAGTTGATGAACATGGCATGGCTACGGTTACTATTCTAAAATCTACATATGACAAACTTAAAGACAGGGAAGATAAACTAGATTGTCTTGAAGCTGCGGGCGTAGACAATTGGTCTGGCTGGGATTATGCTATGGAACTATACCACGAAGGAGAAGAAAATGACTGATACTGAAGAACATGTTTTCATTGATGTGATTCCAATGCTCATTGAAGGTCCATATGAATGTTGGCAACACCCATTCATTGATACATATTATGACCCCAAAGATTATACTCATGATCTAGATGTTTATAGAATCTATCTAAAGAATGAACGTGGCGAGTATATGCGCGTTGTATTTAAAAGTGAAATCCTTGATACGCTTATGGAAGATCCTGGTTGGGATGGTCTTAATTTAGATCTAGTTCATCATACACTTCTTGAAGTTCTGTATGTAACATTCATTGAAGATATTTGGGTGCCTATGCCAAATATCGAATGTGAAAACTTTGATGAAGTTTCCAAAGTTCGTAAAGATTATAAGTATGAACAATTTATCTTTACTGAATTCGGTGAAAAGCTTCAGTCATTCTTTGACTGTGAATGGGGTTCGGAATTCTTTTCACCTGATGTGGGTATGACTAGATGTGAAGACGGCACTTATGGATGGGATACTTAATATGATTGAAGTAACAGGTAAAGCAGGTATTAAAGCAAAGATTCTCGCGGATTCAGTATCAAGTGTCAGTGGTAAACGAATCACATCATTTGAGCTTGAATATCCCCGATACGTTCATGCTGAACTTCTTACTCATAGACTCTTTTCAAGGAATGCGGCATCAAGTCGTGCTATTCCTGTAAAGAAGAAACTAAAGATGATCTGGAAAAATCCAGTCATTCCGATCAAATGGGGAAAGAACAAACCGGGGATGCAATCATCTGATGAACTAACTGGGCAGCGAGCCAGTATTCTCAAGTTTGCTTGGAAGTCTGCATCTAAGCTCGCGTGTATCAGTGCATGGGGTCTAATGAAACTTGGACTACACAAGCAGTGGGCTGGACGTATATTAGAACCTTTCGAAAATTACAAGATTGTGTTAACTGCAACTGAATTTGAAAATTGGTTCTGGCTCCGTGATCACGAGGATGCACAACCAGAAATTCGTGAGCTTGCTCGTGTCATGAGTAAAGCTAGGGAAGAATCTAATCCGTTTGAGCTATACCCCGGAGAATGGCATCTTCCGTATGTAAGCACTACACGTCGAGATATTGGTCAGCATGATGGTGGTAGTATCATTTATCAAGTGGGTGATAGAGTAGTTGATCTTGAAACAGCAAAACAAGTATCGGCATCATGCTGTGCTCAAGTCAGCTATCGTGTCCTGAATCAGTCTGTTGAGAAAGCAAAGAATATATTCGATAAACTGATTAATAGTGTTCCTTGTCATTCGTCACCCACTGAGCACCAAGCAACACCAATGAAATGGTTTGATAATCTATCTTATATTGCGACAGGAGTTGATTATGAGGATGGGATTACCCATGTCAAGCTGTCAAGTGATCTTGATGGGTGTGATCTATGGTCAGGCAATCTTTGCAGTTGGATACAATACCGACAACTGATTCCCAATAATGTCAAGATGTAACATCCAGTAGAATCGCGTGTAGCAATAGATAAGCCCCGGGGTTGATTGACCATATTCCCGGGGCTTTTAGCTTTTAGTATGTACTAGAGACGTTCTACGACGATTCTAACCCATAAGATAGAACATATTCCTTTATAGCTTCCATGCTTGCTTGGCAGAACCCTTCTGGTAGCTCTACATGTTAAATTATATGACTTTTATCACTTATAAAACATATAAAATCATTCTTGAATATGCATACAATGTATTTAAAACCTAAATCAGTAACAGAGTCGAAACACATCTTAAGTTTATCAATACCTATACTGTATGTGTATTCTGATTTTATTTCATAAATCACTCCATTGACATGGTCAATTAAATCTGGATAATATCTAGAACCATTACTTAACCAGATATCGTATTTTGATGTGTCACTATCTATCTGATACCCATAATTATTTTCTAGTATATTAAACACTTGAGGTTCATATCCTTGTAACCTATGAACCCTTCCTCTCTTATCGACATAGTCTTTATAAGCGTATCCTGATTCTTTATGAATGATTCATAATTCTGCATTGGCCAATCACAACCATACCTATCTCTTCTAGTCTCTATACACTTTTCCATGGTCCCCGGAATATTCATTGGACTTGATATTGACTCATCATTATGTTTTCTTTGAAGAGATAGGATCGCATTGCGGTAACCCTTTTGGCTACTCGATTTTCTTATTTCCGCGTATTCTTCTGATTTGTATTTTTCTGTGGCAAAGAAGGAACGACTTCCATACCTTTCTTCGATTGTATCCTCTGCTTTCTTCTTAACCTTATTATCACAAAAAGGAGATGCGCCACCAAACTTTTCATTGAATACCAAACCCAATGAAGATTTCCTTCTTTCTTCCCATCCATCCTCACTAAATCTATCTTCCAAGAAACTATCAAGCTGGAAGTAGTTATCCACTCCATGTTTTTCATTCATTGTTTTCTTGTATGATAATTTCTTCTTTTCTTTAGATTCTTTGGATTGATTTTTAGAAGAGCAAGATAGAGAACAAAATCTAGAATAAGATCCAGTTTTATAAATCACACCATTGTCACAGTTTGCATCATAACATTTGGGAGGAGTCTTTATATCGTTTTTAATGCAATAAATTGCTTCTGCAAAAGTATTACACCAAAATTTGTCGCTCATTACAGAATCTATAATTTCTTTATACTTGTAACGATTTTTGTGTGACGTTCTTTTAATGAATTCTAGATGATCGAATGAACATCCGTAATAAATAGTTTCGTTGCTCATTTAAGTTTCTCCTGATAATGAGTAGTAGCAGTGGGAGGGTGATAGCTCCGCGACTGCTTTTCTTATTTAATCTTCCAAGCGTCAGATTTGTTACCAACCCATCGTGCTAAGGGCAAAAATACTGCCATTTCCCATGATTGTGGTGGGATATGAATAAACTTTGACCGTACATGATCCATACGATAGATCTTCACTGAGTGCTCAAAGAATTTACTGTTGGATAAACCCTTTAGGACCTGCCAACTGATCTTTAGTCTAGTATTCCTTCTATATCGCTTTTCATTCCTTGTGGTCAATAGAGCTTTCATAGCTAAGAAGCGCATTCGGGGAGGTAGAAAATGCAAATTTATACCTATAAAATAAGTCACCCCTGGCTCGCCATAGTTACCATTGCCGCCCTGCCAAACATCCCACGGAAAAATTAGTGGCCATCGATCCCACACGGGGAGGGAGGCGGCGTGTTTTGCACTGTAGTTGAAAAGATACATGCGGCCAGGAACTATACTATCAGCCCAAAGATCCCTGTCTCTGAGCATTCGGGCTGTTCTTACATTATTATAGTTCTTAGGAACTGCCTTACTAAACCAATCGAGTGATCTAGCAGTATTCCTCTTCATTGCACTTGGATTCGCTTTAAAGAAGGACTTCTCAATATTAGCAAGAATCTCTAATTCTGTGCCAGTATTATTTTGAATGTTCCCTTCATCATCAGTTTTCTTTTCTGCCATTAGATCTACACACCCGAATAAATAGACTTGTATATGAAACTATTTATTCAGGTGCACTAATGTCACACAAAAATCAGTTTGCTCATGTTCTAAAGCATGGACTTGCTAAACCAAACAGATTCCAAATTTTGATCCCTCTCCCCAAAGGCCTTCGGCAAGGTCTTGATGGTGGCGGGAACGATCTTTTTGGGCGTGTTCGGGACCGAGCAAGTTCAATCATTGGAGAGCGGGCAGTTGATGCTGGTGTGGATGCTCTCCGTATAGTTGGCTCCATTTATGGTTTTGGATCATCCGAGGTTTCTCGTGGTCTAGACTATATGATTGAACAGACCGAACTTCCTGGAAAGAATTTAGTGACTACCGATGTTCGGTATAATGGTGACTACTATAAACTACCATATGGTGTAGTCTATGGAGCTCAGAACTTCACATTTCGTGTCTCTAGAGATATGCATGAGAAGAATATTATTGATGACTGGATGAATCTCATTTTTGATCCGAATCGCCATGAAGTCGGCTACATGGATGATTACTGTGTAGATATCCATATCAGTCAACTTGATGAACAAGACAACGTAGTCTACACCACAGTGATGAAAGATGCATTTCCTTCCATGGTCAATCCTCTAACGGTTTCGAATGAAGAGCGCGATCAGTGGCACCGTCTATCTGTTCAATTTATGTATAGGAAGTGGATTCGAGAAGGTGAAGATAGTGGGAATACTTCTGTTGGTGCACTATCAAGAACTCCATTTGGTCCTCTTGTGACACCCATTCTATCCAATCCAGCGGTACAAAAGGGGTTGGAAGTATTTGAGCGTAATACAGGCATTGATCTAGAAGGTGAGGCTGTCTTTGTCTACGACCAAGTAGATTCAATTGTAAGAAACACTACTGGGCAGTCAATAAACAAGAGTGTATCGTTGATTGAGGGTATTAAAGCAACAACCGCAGGAAATAATAAAATTTCTGCCGATCAGCAAGGCAAACTATTAGACATAATTGATGAGACATTATCTGGCTTAAGGAGCTAATGAAAACTATGAGTGGACTTCCTAAACTTGATCTACCTATCTACAAGCATAAACTTACTGGACTCAAGAAGACTGTTTCTTATCGGCCATTTACTGTAAAGGAACAAAAGATTCTTCTGTTAGCCAAGGAGTCAGATGATCTAAATGAAATTATCGACTCCATGAAACAAGTAGTGGATCTTTGTACTTTTGGTAAGCTGGATGTAGAAACTCTTCCTATTTTTGATTTTGAAGATCTATTTCTTCGTATCAGAACTAAATCTGTGTCGGATGAGTGTGAGCTCATGTACAAAATCAAAGATACAGATGAAACAGTTACAGTCAAAGTTAATCTTAATGATGTAAAAGTCCAGACTACCAAGGATCATACTAATAAAGTGATGATCACAGATACTATGGGTATTCAGTTAAAGTATCCAACTATTAATTCATTCAAGGCCGAATCTGATGATGCTTTTCTAAAAGAGGCTATTGAGTTTATCTTTGATGAAGACGAAGTTTATACATTCTCGGACTATCCAGAAGATGAACAACTTGAATGGCTTGATTCGCTTGATAGTAAAACAGCTCTAAAGATCAAAGAATTCTTTGATACAATTCCTGTTTTGAAGCATCAAGTCATTATTGAGTCCAAGGAAGGTAAACAGATTCCTATTACACTTAGAGGCCTAGACGATTTTTTTATCTAAGCTTATGTCATGAAACATTGATGTCGTATTATAAGAACAACCAAAAGCTTCTGTTTCGTAGAAAGGATAGTGCATTCAGTCAGCACTTTCAATTATCTGATATAGAAAATATGACACCGTTTGAACGTACTGTCTATTTGATTCTTATCAATCAGGCTATTGATGCATACGAAATAGAATCTAATCAATCTAAGGGTTAATATAAATGTCAAGTACTACCCAAGCTACTAAGGCTTTACAAGATATTCGTAAGATGAAGCGAGCCATTAAACTTCGGGATTCAACTGATCCTGCGGTTGTTGGTGCTCTATTAGAGAATATTCTTCGTGAAGCTCTAATGGCTCGTCAAGCATTAGGACCTGGTCGCTTGGGTAATAATGCTGTACGAGAAATCCGAAACATTCGCAATGATCTAATAAGCGGCCAGATCAATGCTGGTGCTATGCAGTCAACTTTTTTGGCTAGATATACAGCAGTTTATAATGAATTGAAAGATATTGAACAAGAAGAAAAGAAGGAAAATCAAGCTCAAGTTATAAAGGAAGCCAAACAGACGGTACGATCACTAATTCCAAGCAGAGAAGTTCTTACGTCTGCTCTAATTGCAGCCAATCCCGCAGTTGGTTATGGCTTTAAGATTGGCTCTGGTTTGGTTGGTGGTTTGATGGGTCGTGGCGGTGCCCGTGGGTCTTCTCAAGAGAATCGTATAAAGAAACTTACCGAGCAATTTGAATCTGGGGAATCTAGACTCCAAGAAGGTCGGTCAAATGATTCAATGTCCGAAACAGAACAAAGTGTTCTCGCAGAAAAACTTGAACTAATACGTCAAGAAATACACAACCTCAGAGATCCCGTTGATAGGATCCAAGCTGGTTCTGAATTATCGCTTGAGAGACTGGGTGCTATCGAGTCAGAAACGGAATTAGCCAACCGATTGGAACGTATGTCGCAACAACAAGCCGCGCTCATGCAACAAGAGGCGGCGCTTGAGGCATTTCGCTTTGATCCCCTAGCAGGCCCAGAAGAAGGCGGTAGGGATACATTCAGTGAATCACTATCTGAGAAGATCTCCGAAGCTATCAGTGGAGGTGGTAGCACTAGGGCTGCCGCTGG